GAAGTCCGGCAAGATTGACTTCATCGACAATAGCAACCGGGTGTGTGGCAACAGCCACTACCAAGTTTCTCGTGGTTTCACTCCCAATACCAGCGGCTATGCTAGTGTCAACAAGTACTGGTATCAGGACCACTATGACGGTCTGGCTCAGGCATTTATTGCTGAGGCTATCACTGCCCTGGAATCGGCTGGCTGGTACGACCGTAGTGATGCCATGACTGACTACTTTGATACGGCTTACTACATTGATATCAACATCGGCCGCTGGGACAAGCCCTACGTTGTGGAAGGTTAATCAAAATGAAAGTTGTTTGCCACACTTTTAGTTATTTTCTTGATGCCTGGAAATTCTGTACTGAAAACAGTATTGACTGGCAATCTTCAATTTCTAAACTTGATTGGAAAACCTGGTTAGTACAAACAACTGTTGATAAATAACACAACAAAGGCGCATATATGATTTTCGAAATCTTTTTGCTGTCATATATCTCAATGACTTTAATTAGTATGTTATTGCAGTGGGGTAAATAAATACTGTTTTATGGGTTAAAACACACAATGTCATTTTTAGTATTAAACTTACCTCCTATACACTGTTATGTAAGAAAAGAATTTCTATACGATTTTGAATCTGGTCATGGACAATTTGTGCCATGTATCTGGGTTACCGCAAAATCAATTCGTGGTCAAGCATTTAGAATAGAGGCATATTTGCCAGAGTATGGCGCACTGTATGATAAATTACCTCTACATGCATTTGTTTCTAGGACAGAAAATCTAGATGATCTGTTGCCACTGGATTATCTACAAATCTGGGATTGTTTCAGTCATAACGCAACAATAATTAGAAAAAGTTTTGTTTCTAATCTATCTGCGAAATTTCTGGCCAAAAATAAACAATGGTATACCGGCAACTATCTATTCACCATAGACAATGCCAGTCCTGATCCAAATATCATTGACACTACCTATGCTGAATGGCCAGAAGATCACAAATCTTTCAACTTTCTAGAGTTGGATAACGGGCAATATGCTGCCCAGCCTAACAATAGAACTCTATTTCTGGATCCAGCCAGTAATCCAGAAAAAATGCTATTTCCCAACTTTAAGGTATGTACCAAGACCTACAGGGTGGAGCAGAATGCCAAGTGGGCACTAGGTGACACAACAACCGTAATGTATACCTGAAAAAAGATTTGACAATAAATGGCTGATTTGATATACTATACCTAAGTTAGAAATCAGTCACAATCTTCAAAGAAGTAAACATCATGTCTAGCAAGCCTGTTGCGTATCGGTTCGACCCTATTCTTGGTGTTAATATTGCAATCTACGAGGCGGCAAAATCTAACAAGAGCGCCCGTACCTGGCAACCGTTTGAGAAGTATCGTATTCGGAATATGGGTCGTAAGCGGGCATTTTTTAACGACACCTATCGTGGTGTCAATGGTGTAATTTAAAATGAAAACATACATCGGTTCAGACTTTCACTGGGGACACAGAAGTATTACCCAGTTTTGTCCCGACACACGGGGACATTTTCGTGATGTTGATCACATGGATGCCGAAATGGTTCGCATGTGGAACGAAACAGTCACGCCAAAAGATACCGTTTACATGCTGGGTGATATTGCTTTTATGGCAGCATCGCACGCCGCTGTTATTCTGCGTGGTCTCAACGGCCGTAAAATCCTCATCAAAGGCAACCACGATAGCAAAGCGATTAAGGACAAGAGTTTTGCCGCATGTTTTCATGAAATTCATGACTATCTGGAAATTAAGTATGACGGACATCGTGTGGTAATGTTTCACTATCCTATCGCTGAATTTAATCGCCAACATCACGGTGCTGTACATTTTCACGGGCATCTGCATCAGCATCCTAGTGGACTTGAGCGGTATCGTGTTCGTAACGTGGGCTGGGACTATACCGGTCGTTTCCTTTCTACAATGGAAGAAATGATCGCCGATGCTCTTAAGGGCGAAATTAAACCTCATAGTGGAAGAATGAGCACATGAACGTTATATATGTTGGTTGGTGTAAGGATGGCACTCACGATAAAGTCTGGGGTGTCATTTCTTTAGCCGATCCTTTAACACTTACCCGCTGGTCCGAATCTAAATTCGTTACCTTTTGGGGTCGCAGGGGTAAAACTCTGCGATCAAAAGTTGAAACTACAACAGTATACCAAATCAGGCAGGCGTTTGAGAACAAATTAGATAAAGGATATCGAGAGATTAAAGTATCTGATCTTGATACCGTATATCCTGAATTTCGTAGTGACTTGGAAAAAACAACATTTTGGAGCATACTAAGTTCATGATTATGTCAGAAACTCCCGATCATTGGTTAGTCGTTAAAATTGTACCAACAGATGGCTCAGCCGTCATACATAAAATTTTTGCTACTTGGCATGGTTCCTATCTTGGTGGTGCTAGTTGGCGACTAAATTCTGGTATCAAGTCCGTTGCCATAGAGAATGACTTCTATGTTTTTACAGGACACAGTGGATCACAATATTACTGCCATAAAAATGGCTATGGTAATACTGTCTACGGTGAAATGGTACTACAGAATCTAGTTGACAAGAGTAAAAATGTATGTACAATAGAAGTTTTAAATGAAACAACAGATTGGATGGTTATAAACTATGAGTGAATCACGTGGACTTACAATTGACTTTGACACTGCTGATAGGATTACCCTATTGATTCTCAAAGATTATCGAAAACTCTTACAAAAAGAATTGGATGATTACGAATCCGGAGAATATCTACATCCAGAAGATGTTGCCGGTAATGTAAAACGTATTGGGGCATTGAATCTGATCATTGCCGATTTCAGTACAGAGTAAGGAATATATTATGCATCTTATCTGTGATGATTTTCAAAATGTATATGTATGGGTTGAGGATCATGATGAAAATATTGAACTTAGCCCACATTTTGATTACGAGGAAGATGCGTTGCAGTGGAAACTGCGCATTGAAAAATTATTGAAAGAATAATATGTATCAACAAACTGATTATGATGAATTTGCCACAAAGATGGAAAAAGATTATCCATCTATGTTTGCGGAACCATACGGCGGATTTGACATAGGTCCCGGCTGGTGGCCAATTGTTGAATCACTATGTAGGCACATTTATCGGTATACCGAATATCAACAAAAAACCAGAGATTTGTTGTTGGATTCTAATCCACACAATGTAGCAGTTCCTCCTGCTATCCAACCCGTAATTGTTCGTCAGATTAAAGAAAAGTTTGGTGAATTGCGGTTTTATCATGATGGTGGCGATGCTAAGATTGACGGCATGGTTGCCATGGCAGAAGTATGGGCAGCACATACTTGTGAACAGTGTGGTAAGCCAGGCAAACATCGTATGGGTGGATGGGTTAAAACCCTGTGCGACGAGCATGAAGCGGAACGTCAAGAACGGATGAAGAATCGATGATTCCATCTTATAAAGTTTACAATGAGAATTGTATCCAAGGCATGCGTAATCATGTATTGGACAATTCCATTGATTTAATCTTTACTGATCCACCATATGGTATTGACGGAGACAATCTTGATGTACATTACAACAGAGATGAAAGTGTTGTGGTGCCTGGTTACATTGATGTTCCATTAAGTCAATATGCACAATTTAGTGCGGATTGGATTAAGGAATGTGAACGAGTTCTTAGACCCGGTGGTAGTATGTATATTGTCAGTGGGTATACAAATTTACATCATATCTTAAATGCATTACATTCTACCTCATTAACTGAAATCAATCATCTTATTGCCCAATATAGTTTTGGTGTTAGTACTAAAAATAAATTTGTTAGTAGTCACTATCATATTTTATTTTGGCAAAAGCCAGATAAAGGCAATCAGAAAAGAACATTTAATTCTAATTGGAAATATACCGATCAAAAAGACAGTTATCATGACCGGTTAAGCGTACAGCATATGCCTAGACATTATAAGCCTGGACAAATCAAAAATAAAAATGAATTGAGTGAAGACTTCATTCAAAAGTTTATCATGTATAGTTCAAATCGTGGTGATACAGTTTTAGATTGTTTTGGTGGTGGATTAACTACCGGAAGAACAGCACTTAAGTATGGTAGAAACTTTATTGGATTTGAATTAAATGTTCATGCCTATAATGTTTTTCTACCAACGTTGGCTAGAGTAGAACAATTACCTGACCCTATTAAGATATCACCAGATTCAATAGAACAGGCCAAACGAGAACGTATGCGTCAAAGTTGGCGGGATGCCAGAGCAAAGAAAAAACAAACGGAAACAAAATGAACACATATCAATGGCGAGACAGTGAACTATCAAATTGTTCCTACTATTACAGAGAATCAGACGGTAGGATCGTGGGGCAGGCTAATCAAATTGTGCATACCAAAATTTGGTTAGGTAAGGTCATCAATGTTGACAATCAAGAAAAACTGTTAGGTCACTATATTTCAGAACTGTATAGTAAAAAAGCAATTGAAAATTATTGGTTGATTGAAGATCGCACCCTACTGACCGCTGAGGTTTTAGGGACCTGAGTTGACAATAAATCGGGTTAGTGCTATACTGTATTTCTAGTGAGCAATAACTGGAGTATGAAATGCATACATTGACTTGGGTTCATACACGAAAAAAAACGCCCATGAAATTGCAGGGTACTTTCGGATATTTGTGGCTGCGTATTCGCATGATTCGTCAGGTGGTTCCTGATCATCCTATGCAATTGGATGGCAAGAATATTTAAGTTTGACAATAACTCGGGTTAGCACTATACTGTAGTTGTCTTGTAGTAATAATACAGAAATTATCGATTCACCGTAACAGGTGATAAATACAATGTGAAGATAGACTTCACACACAATCAAATAATACAAAGGAGTTTTGTATGTCTAAGAAGTACGGTACACTAGTATATATCGGTCGGTTTCAACCAGTGCATACTGCACATATTGAAACTATTCGTCGTGCCACTGAATTGGCTCGTCAAGTTGTAATTATCGTAGGTAGTGCGGATCAACCACGTACCTACAAGAATCCATTTACCAGCAAAGAGCGTGAATCCATGCTAATTGGTGCTCTACGTGGTGTTGGTGATCCTACATGTTCAATTCGTGTTGAACACAATATTGATACTATTTACAATGATCAGGCATGGGCAGCCCGTGTGCAGTCTATCCACAGTAAGCATAGGATCAATGGTGCCAAGGACGGCATTATCGGACACGACAAGGATGAAACCACGTTTTATCTTAAGATGTTCCCGCAATGGGAGCGTGTGGATGTAGAACTGATCGAACCACTGAATGCCACTGATATCCGCGACATTTATTTCCGTCGTGATGCTAATCTAAACTTCCTTCGTGGAGTTGTTCCACAAACTACAATGCAGTTTCTCAATAGTTTCAAGGAAACACGGGAATACGAACAAGTAATTCGTGAACGTGAATTCATTGCTAACTACAAGAAACAATATGAAAGTTTGCCCTATCCTCCAGTATTCGTCACTGTAGATGCGGTGGTGATCCAAAGTGGTCACGTATTGATGATTCGTCGTCGTAGCGAACCTGGTAAGGGATTGTGGGCATTGCCCGGTGGATTCTTGAATGCTGCAGGTGATCGTAGTGTACGTGATGCTGCCATTCGTGAATTGCGTGAAGAAACTGGTATCAAAGTTCCTGCTCCGGTCTTGACAGGAAGTATCAAAGATGTTAAAGTGTTTGATGCGGTGGAACGTAGTGCTCGTGGCAGGACAATTACACATGCCTTCAAGATCGTATTGCCTGATGGTGAACTACCTAAGGTCAAGGGACAAGATGATGCTGACCGTGCCCGTTGGGTGCCACTAGTTGATGTTAAGTCAGATGAATGCTTCGAGGATCACGCAGAGATTATTCAACACTTTGTAGGAGCGTAAAATGAACGAACGAATCAAAGAAATCGCAGGGCAAGTTGAAAAATATATTTCAACTACCAACTTTGAAGGCATGCCGGAAAACGAAATGACTTATGACGAAATCTTCCAAAAGAAGTTCGCCGAGTTATTGATTAAGGAATGCATCCTTATTGCTCGTAAGGCAGAAAATGAGGATGAAGTCTACGCATGGTTTGCTATCTCTAATCATTTCGGAGTTTAAGAATGAATCACTATACAAATACAGAAAATCCCATCGATTTTCCAAAGCCAGCATTGAAACATGCTAAAGGTAATCTACTTGACCTAGCGGAAGCGGGTGAGTTTGACGTTATCATTCATGGTTGTAATTGTTTCAATACCATGGGTGGAGGTATCGCCCGAGAGATTCGTGAACGATATCCCGAAGTGGCTACTGTTGATTCAAAGACAGTTAGTGGTGACTACATCAAACTAGGTAATTGGACTAAGGAAACAGTAATTCGCAATAATGGATCAACAGAATTTATTGTGTTGAACTGCTATACCCAATATAGGTCAAGTGGTGCTCATGACGTTTTTGAATACACCGCGTTCCAGTTGATCCTACAAAAATTAGAACACTTGTATGGAAACAGAAAGTTGGGACTACCATATATCGGTATGGGTCTAGCACGTGGCAACAAGGAAAGAATTATGGCAATGATTGAAGATTTTGCCAATAAGGTTTCGGCTAAGGGAGGAAGTGTTACTTTGGTCGAATTTGATTGAGGAGTTGAAGAATGAGTGGAGTTAATTCATATGATGAATGTGTAGAGTGGTCAAAAAGATACATTGGCAGTCGAGAATTATGGATATTTGAAGACCTTGAAGGTATTTTTCATTCTATTTCACTAGTTGATGGTCAAGAGACATTTAAGCATTATGCTATTACCAGAGGTTGGATCCCTCGTGGCAGAGTGTTTACTGAAATCAAAGTGAATACAATGTGGACTGGTGGGGTAATACTGGATTAATTGATGGACTCTAATATGGACAAGATATCGTCATCATATCTGATGCGTAAAAGTTTGTATCCATTCTTTTCAGCGTATTCGGTCTTGAGTCGGTCTCTTGTTTGTGTTAGTGATAGTTGGTCCTCTTTAGATATCAGTTTAGAAAAGGAGATTGGGTTATAATGATATTCACCGTCAAACTCTATTAAGAGGTTTTTCTCGGGAATATAGAAATCATACTTTAAGCGGCCGTTTTTGGATTTATAATATAGGTCAGGGAATGATTTCTGAAACTCAAAATGAATGTTATGTTTAGTAAGCCAATCGTAAATCTTAACTTCCCCTTTACTGGGATTACTGTTGAAACAGGATGGACAGCCAACTCCATTGCTCCAATGATTAGCCGGTGTGATATTAAAATCACCGTGAGTGAGACAAGTGACATTAACTTTCTTATGAGCACCTTGGTAAACTACATTATCGTAAGTGTATCTGTTATTATGAGTTTCGTTGGCTTTAGTGACAAATTCATCTTTGGACAAGGTAGTTTTGAAATTAGCAGTAAGTCTACCGCATTCAGGACACCCCGATTTATTGATGATATGTGCCCGACGAAGTTGCTGAAAATTGCCATGAATAGGACATATGATTGTTAATTTTGCATCAGTTATGTTAACAAGTGAATAATCATATTTGTTATTATGAATTCTATGACCATCTTTGATAAAGTTCTCAAGTTGCTCAATAGCGGTAAATCCTCTACCACGACATTTTGGGCACCCGTTTCCATACAGATGGTTATTAGGAGTGACCAAAAAATCACCATGTTCCTTACAGATAATGGTAACTTTGGTCTTAGCGGTGCGGCATTCAACTTTGGAATAATCAAATTTGTCGCCGTGAATTTTCTTGGCTTTATCCAAAAATACTTGATTTTTACTCTGAGTCATTGTATAATCTCTCTATGTAGTTCAAGTATTTATCAAATAAACTCAAGAACTACAAAAAAGTCCCTGAGATAGACTTAGGGCAATTTAACTTTTTAAGGAACTTAAAATGAAACTCGCAAAAAATATTATTTTGAATGTGGACAGTTACAAGTGTTCAATGGCATGGCAATACCCAGTAGGTACTACAGGTGTATATTCTTACATCGAATCTCGAGGAGGTCGTTATGACCGAACTGTATTCTTCGGACTACAGGCTTTTATCAAGGAATACCTGCTTGAGCCCATCACTCAAGCAGACATCGAAATTGCTGAAGAAATTCTTACCGCACACGGTGAGCCCTTTAACCGTCAAGGATGGCAATACATTCTGGATAAGCACGGTGGATTTCTCCCAGTTGTTATCCGAGCCGTACCTGAAGGAACTGTGGTGCCGGTACGAAATGTACTCGCAACTATTGAAAACACGGACCCAGAATGCTTCTGGCTGACTACCTGGCTAGAAACTGCACTACTACGTGCTATTTGGTATCCAACTACGGTAGCAACACAAAGTTGGCATATCCGTCAACTTATTCTTAACTCTTTGGAGAAGACTGGTGACCCTACTCTTATTGATTTTAAACTTCATGACTTTTCGGCCCGCGGAGTTTCTAGTTTAGAAACATCTGGTATTGGATCAGCAGCACATTTGGTTAATTTCATGGGCACCGACACTATTACTGGTGTTTTGTATGCCCGTGAGTTTTACAATGCAGGCGTATCTGGCTTTTCAATTCCGGCAGCGGAGCATAGTACCATCACTAGTTGGGGGCGTGAAGGAGAAGTAAAGGC